ATCATACTAATATTATATCACAAATAACTACAATGTACACACAAATTATCGAATAAATTCGAACTTATTATATTGAAACGTGACATCACACGTTACATACTCAACATCAGTATCTTGAGTTGTAAAAGATAATTCACCTAAAGAAATAGGAAATGTATCATGAAACAATATTTGTTTATTTGTAGTATTTTTATTTGTTAATATAGAAAGTGTTACATCTTTAAACTTCGGTGCAGAAGTAGAATTAGTTGAAATCCAATTAAACATTTCAACGTAGTTTTTCATTTCTTCATCGACTATAAACGATATTGTGAATGAACCGTACTCGATAGTATCACCGGGAAAATATGCATTTTCATTTTTATAGCTTTGTAAAACAGATGCTTGTCCTAAGTCAGGTACACTTGCCGTTGTGCAAAAGAACTGGATATTTGCAAATTCGTTTGAATCGATCGTGACTTTAAAGTTGCCGGGTGACAACATATTAATATTGTTTGTAAGATTACTGCTCATACCGTTATTTATACAAAAAAAGAGTGCCCCGAAGGACACTCTTTCGAATAATCTAATCTATAGATTATAGTCCAGCAACAGTGAAACGCTGGAAGTATTGGTTGCTATTTGCGCTAGCGAGACCGTTAATTGAAGTCGCAGAATCTGCTGCGATTGGGTTAGAGATCAACCCGTAACGTGTCTTGAACGCAATACGTGGCTGGAAGTCTTCTTCACCTACGGCTTTGACCATTGTCAAAGGAACGTATGGGCAGTAGAACAAACCTGCATCGTATGTGTTAGTACCGCGGTAACCCACGATTACTTCGTCAGTTGTTTGATAAGGATCAATGTAGACCTTCAGACGACCGTTTAGGGTACCAGCAAATGTGTTACCAACAGTGTCAATATTCAAACCAGTTGAAGTTAATCCGTCGCTGTAGTTCAGGTTACCAGATGCTGCTAAGGCAGAACCAACATCAGGAGAAACGATAACAAAGTTACCTTTACCCCGACGAGTCTTAAGACCGATTTGGTTAGCGTATTGATCAATACGATATACCAACGCCTGGAATTTTTCTTGACCCCAACGAGCACCGAGGACATCGTCAGATGTTCCGAGGTTGAACTCAGTACCAGAGTTAATTAATGAATCTTCAACAGCCTGATTACGAATCTCAGTGATAACTTCACGGTTAATTTCACCTAAGATTTCAGTTGATAGGATGTTTGCTAGTTCAGCTTCTGCGTCGAGACCGTGGATTGCTTTCAAGTCTTGAGCAAGTTCCATTGTGTAACCAGCTTTCAACGCACGCGTCTTAGCAGTTACTGTGGCCTTGTCAATCTCAAAACCCATAGCTCCGAAGCCACGAGTAGGTGATGTAGCATCATCGTGATCACCTGTCAATGCTTCACCGACAGATGTGTCATATCCCTGACCTTCAGTTCCAACTTCAGCATTACCGACACCACCGAATCCAGTATCAGGAGCTGCTGAACCAAACGCTAAGTTGCCTTGAGTCTTATCATTTTTAGTAGACATATACTTAGGAACCATCGCGAAGATAAGTCCTGTAGGTCCAGACATTGGCTGTACACCAGCTACGTCATACGCGATCAAAGAAGGCATAGCACGACGTACAAGTGCAATCAATGTTGGGTCAAAAGCACCAACGTTGCTTGCAACGGTGTCAGATGCTTCGTTAAGCTGGAAAGACTGCTGTGCGCGTTCTTCCTGCATTGCTCTTTCTTGGTTTTCCAAGAGTGTGGCAGTTACCGCCCGACGGTAGTTATCCTTGATTGGCTCGCAATCAGCATGGTCGAGCAAAGCACTCCACTTTTTCTGTGCTTGTTCTGAATTAAACATAATAGTTTTTTCCTTGTTGTTAGTTTTTAATGTGGTTGGGTTAACTAAGGTCGCGTTCTAGTTTAGACGTGGCCTTAATATATTTTTCCATAATTGGATCAATTGAAGCTTCTTCTTCAATATCCTCAACTACGACTTCTACGTGTGTGTTTGAGTTTGATACTTTAGATTCAGACTTAACTTCTTCAACGATCTTCTGTGAAAAGTATGATTCTTTTATAGTAGCAACTTTTTCTTTGAATTTAGATGTAGATTCAAACCGCACATCTTCAAGTAGCTTAGAAAGCTTGGCTGCTTGTGTATCTGCCAGACCTTCAGATGCTTCCTTAACGATAGCTTTACGGTGTGATTCAACCAACTGCTTCCGGAGCTTACGTGTAGTTGCTTCAGCTTCAGCGACTTGCTCTTCAAGTTCACCAGCACGTTGTGACATTTCGTCAAACATATCAGTTTTACCTTCAGGCATTTCGATGTAGTGATCTTCAAATGACTCTTTCAGAGACGCCATAAATCCTTCAGCAATCTCAGTTCGAAGTACATTTGTAACAGCAACTTCGTTTTCTTTGACCCATTGTTCTGCAACATAAGTCATATAAGAATCAATCTGATCTACTAAACTTTCGTATAGACCTTCAACTTGCTCTTTTACAGAGTCAGCATATGATTCTTCAAGCTTCTCAGCTTGCTCTCGTGCTTTAGCAGATACAGCAGCTTCGAAGATTGTTGCAGCTTTAGTTTTAAACTCTTCAGAAAGAGATTCATCTCCAGCTACCAACGCATCAATATCTTCCTTCATTTCATGAGCGGCAGCATTGATTTTCTTCATAGCAGCATCAGCTGCAGCGGCAGTAATAGTTCCAGCGATCTTATCAATTGAAGAAGTGATAACGTCATCAGCACCGGTAGTAGGAGCCGCAGTACCATCGATACCATCGTCTTCCTCATCTTCCATTACTTCGTCGTCTTCGATTTCTTCAACTTCTCCGCCGTCTCCATCGTCTAAGTCGGCTTCTTCAACTTCATGCTCGGCTTCTTCAACGTCGTCGTCTTCATCCTCGTCATGATAAGCTTCATGCTCGTCTTCTTCTACTTCGTGCTCATCTTCATCATAAGAACCATAAGCTTCTTCAGCTTCATCCTCATCTTCTTCATGAGCAGCTTCTTCAGTTTCTTCCTCTTCTTCAGAGTCAGTTTCTACTTCAGAATCAACTTCTACTTCATCCTCATCAGACTCAGCTTCGTCTTCATCTTCATGTTCAGCTTCTTGAGTATCTTCATCTTCGCCCCATACTTTAAAGACTGCAGTTTCTTCAACAGACTCTTCAGCAGTTTCTACAACTACTTCTTCTGTATTCTCTTCTGCTTCTTCAAGGACAGTTTCTTCAGATGGTGCAAGAGCTGCTAATGCTGTTTCCAGCAAGTCTTTCTTTTCTTCTTGTGCCATAATAGTTATCCTATTGTTTACAGTTTAGAGAGGAAGTCTGCGAATACCTTCTCCTGAACTGACGCCAGTTCTTTAGAAGAAGCTTTACTAACTTCAGTCTCATACTTTTCAAGTTGCTGAGGTTTCAGTATTCCATTTTCCCAGATCCATTCTACACCTTCCATGATACCATTCACGAAAGCTTCTTGTGCAGAGGGGTCTTGAACAATGTCAACTGTAGCAAGCATATAGTCATTCTTGACTACACTCGCATCGCCTTTATTCTCAACGGTTCCCATACCACGACTCGAGACACCAAGTTTAACTCCACCCGCGATCAAACCTTCAACGATTTGTCCCATAGGTGTTTTGAGTACTTGTGCCCTTCCAACAACATCATCACCGTCAAACTTCAACTCGGTGATTTTGTGTGAAACTTTATCTAAGTTAATCTGCGGACCGTTCGGATGATCTAACTCACCAACTGCCCGATCAGTTTTAACTTGCTCGTTGATATATTTTTCAACGGCTTTAAAAAGTGTTTCTTTTGGATATACACGACCGTTACGGTTTTTCTTTTCGGCCTGCATAAAAATACCTTCAATAAAGGTGGCTTTAGAACCATCTCTATCTTCAGTAATGTACTCCAAATTATCAAAATGTTCCGTAATAAGTCTCATTTTATCCCTTTACGTTTCGCGCATTAAAAATATCATTTGCAACTGCAACCTTTTTGACCTCTAATGCTTCTTTTCGTTTTGATGCCATAACATCTGCAAAACTAGATGCTGCGCTTTCTTTATTTCCGGTCATAAGTGCATTTAACAAATCTTTGCTCATAATATTACCTTTTGTTTGATATATTTATATATTCTAGTGTTTTAAAAAAATACTATTCGAACTCGTCTTCAAGATCAAATTCTTCTTCTACAAAATCATCTTCGATTGTAGGCTCGTTATCTGGTAGATCATCTTCAAGCTCACCATCTTGTTCTAAATTATCTGTTGATGCGAACATATTATCATCGTCCGATTCGCCTTCTGGTTTTTCATTTGCCAACTGTTGATTAATTGAATCAATATCGGTATCAGATTGTCCAAGAATATTTTTACGAACCCATTCTTTTGAGTAAAACCCTTGTTCTATTAATGGTTCCACTTGTTGCGCCATGTCAAGCCGATCTTTTAGAATCTCAAAATCTTTAAGCACTGCAAAGGCGTTATCACTAATAAAATTAATTGAAATGTATTCTTGCATCTGTGACCAATCAGATTCCTGGATAATACCCTTTAACATAAGCTGTGTCTTAAGTGCATCCATGAATATGTAAGAAAATCTTTGTCTAAGACGGTCAATAAACTTTTGGAACTTAACTTCTTCTCGGTTAATCTCAGTTGCTCGACCTACATTAAATCCTGTATCAGATTCTAGTCGACTCAGCGGAACATTAAGCGATTTATATAGTTTCTTTTGAAAGAAAAGAATATCATCAATCTGCCCTAGATTCTCACCGCCAGGTAAAGTAGTAATTTCTGTACCACGACCACCTTCTCGTCTAGGTAACCAAAAGTCTTCAAGCATAGACTTATGTCGACGATCATCACGCACTTCCCCACTTGCAGTATCATACACAATTTTATTACGATACTGAGACATCATATTTCTGACGTATTCTTCTGCTTTACCTTTAGGTAAGTTACCTACATCAATGTAAAAAATACGACGTTCAGGTGCACGCGAAATACGATAGATAACCAAAGCGTCTTCAAGCATGCGTAACTGGTTAACTAGTTTAATTGACTTATGAAGGTGAGACATCACTTTGGTTCGCGATGCATCCATGATCCCGCTTGTTACATAAAGCATTGCTTCTTTAGCAATTTTCAATCCACTATTTACTTGGCCGGACTGTACAGCAGAACCATACGTATTTGTGGTTTCTTCTTCATACACAAAATACTCTTCTGAAGTTTCGTCAACAATTGCGCCGGTTAATTTATCAGTTTCGGTTTTAATCTCACGAACTTTTTTCATAAAAACCGGATCTACAAACCGTAGCTCTTGAATACCGTCTTTTGCATTATCAGGATCAACTATAATATGGAAATATATTTTACCATCGATATACCAACGTCTAAATAAATCAGATCCATGTTCGTTAAATTCAAGTAGACTTACTATTTTATTGAACTCATTACGAACTTTTTCTTTAATGTCTTCTTCGTAATTTAAATCATCTAAGTTAATTTCAACCGGTGCACCAATTTCTCCGGAGGCAATAGCTTCATTTACGATATCGTCGATTGCAGAATCACATTCAGGCTGTTCTGCAGCTCCACGATACTTAAGGATAAGTTCTTTATCACTCGTTACCGACGTTCCGTCGATGTCATAATACTGTCCATAATAACCACCAGCAGCAACTGTTTGAATACCTTCATCATCATACTTTGGTACGAATGACTTAAGGTCTTTTTTCTCTTCACCAGCTGCTGCCGTATCTAAACGTTTTTTAATTTCGTATCCAAAAATTTCCATACATCTATTTATAAAAAAACTCCCCAACTTTCGTTGAGGAGTTTATCTTAATTACCTAAACTGATTAGGTAGTAGTATTGGATTCCCAGTATTGATACTGGAGTTCGACTGTGAACTCTTCGATTGCATCATTTGTGTCATAAGACAGATCAATCTGTGAGATATTAGTCGGGAACGCACCACGAAGTGTATAAGTTTTAGTAGTGTCTCCGTTTCTATCAAGTTGCTCGACAATCATGTCTGCCTGATAGTCTGACGGATTAACAAGACCAGTATTATTTACATGTTCGTTGATTCCGTTCATCCATGTTTCCATGGCGTTCCGAACTTTCATCTCGTTGTCATTAAGAACAGTAATTGTCCATGGTTCAAATGTACGATCACCTGCGATCTTAAGCTGACGTCCGCGGAAAGGAACTTCAATTGTAGCAACTGTAGATGCCGGAAGACCAGCACCTTTTACCATAAATGAAGTAAATTCCACATCCCCACCAGCATAAGAAGGGAAGTTAATTGTAGCTTTGAACAAGTTAGGACGAGCACCGCCACCACCGAGTTTTGACTTAAAGTCATCTACACCTAGAATAGCCATTGTTTACTCCTTCCTTAGTTAGTACCTACGATTTCAGAGAACTCAACGCCAGTACGAGTAGCAATAAAGTTCAATGTAATAAAGTTAATCGACCGTGCAGGCTTAATAAAGATGTCTGCCACGAAACGATTGCTATCAATTACTTCACCTGTGTTATTTGTTTCGTCACAAACAACTAGGAAGTCAGTAATTCCTCTTCGACCTTGTACATCCCGAAGGAAAGGCTCGACTAAGTTACGGAATTGCGCGCGGGTGAACTCGTCGTTCAACTCGAACAATTGGAACTTAGCTGCAGTAGAAATTGCTTTCTCCAATGTGCTAAACAATCTACGAACGTTAATACGATCGAATGCAGAAGGTTTAGATTGAAGTGTCTTATCACCGAACAATACAATACCTTGTCCAGGGAAAGAAACAATCGGGTTAATATTTTTCTTATACAACGTGTCACGATCTGATTGTGACGGGTTGTAAGCCAACTTACTTACACCTAGTAATGCACCACGATTAAATCCAGCGGGTGAGAACCATGATTCAGCAACTCGATCAGTATTTGCACAAAGCCCAGCGATATGACCAGATGCAGCAATATATACATTACGATCGTTATACTTATCGTAAACATATACCGCACCAGAATCAGCAAAGCCAAATGAAGCGTTTGTACCTGTCTTGGTTAATGAATCAGCAAATGTTGTAACTGCTGTTAATTTAGCAGCCTCAGTCGCTTTAGGATGAGTACTGCTTACTAAAGGAGATACAAATGCAATAGCATCTTTTCTTCCTCCAGCAACACCAACAATTGTGTTAGCATCATCCGCAGCTTGTTCACCGCCGATAATTAGGTTTACATCAACAGTTTCTGCATCACCAAACGCACCGCTATACTTACCTGCGATTGTTGATCGAGTAACGGATGTGTCATCCGCTCCATTAGCTAATGTATAAGTGTCTGAAGCGCCAGTCGGGCTGTCAGCGTCACTTAATGGTTCTCCTGCCCAAATCCAAGCAGATGAAGTATTAAGTACATCATAGTAATAATTGTTTGATCCGTCATCGCGGGTTGATCCAGAAGTCAGATCCAAGAATGTGAATCTTTCTAATATTTCTCCTGCAGTACCAGTAATATCACCGGTATCATCTTCAATTGCGATGTGAATTTCGCCAGCACCAGGAGCAGAATCAAACTGAGTCGCTTGCTCGTGAGTTGCAAAAGTCGAATTACCTAACACGTGAACTTTTAATGAATTACCTAATGCACCTGGATATTTAGCATAAAATTCTGCTTCTCCTGGGCTTCCGCCGAAGGTTAAAGCATCATAACCATCTTCATTTTTAATTACTCGATCAGCATTAGGGCTGTCTTGGTTTGTATGCGCATTTTTCGCAGATGTGCCAATAACACGATGAACTTTTAAGTTATTGCCGTAATTTAAGAATCCGGCAGCAACAAAATAGTCACTGTATAAGGCAGTAGTTGGCTTACCAAATTGGTTAGCCAGGTCTTTCTCGGAACCTACTGTAATATTTTTTTCTACCGGGCCCCATCGGAAATTACCGACGATACCACCAACAGAAGTAGACACAGCAGGAACCACATTCGTCAAGTCAATTTCTTTGACTTCGACGCCTGGAGATACTAAGAACGCCATAGTAGTTTCCTCTTTCAGTTATAGTTAATTAATAAGTTATCATAACAAGAATAGTCAAATTACAGTTCTATTTATAGATTTTTCCATTCCTGTAATTGTCTGCCCATTTCTTGATAGTCACTTATTGCATCATTTTGCTCTGATGAACTAAATGCAAACCCTAAAAGATCATCATCAGCAGCTTCTCGGTCAGCATATAACATTTTCTTTAAGTCAATTTCATCTATATTGCCAAATGCTTCGGTTGAAACAAACCACGCGAACATAACACAGTTCATAACCATATCATCATGGCAACCTTTATCTGCCTCATACGATGAACCTCTTGGCACAAACGAGCTCATTTCCTGAATAGTATCAGCATCTACTATTTCTAAAGCATGTTGCTCAACTAAATCTTTAAAATTAGAACAGCCAATACGTTTAACCTTTTTAGTCATTGTTGCACCGATGCCATTTGATTTGACTGTAGATTCAACAAACGTATTTTCATATTCTAAATCGTAATACACACCATTACACACAACTTGCCCGGCATCATTATTTTCTATTACTACAATGGCTTCATTATAGACTTTTGCTGCCCAGACAATTACATCTGGAAACAGTAGCGGTGAAATCATATTATCTCTAAATGTACATACTTGTTTAAATGGCCTTTCGGTAATATCAAATATAGTAAATGTAGAATAGTCTTGTCCGCGACCCTTCGATACATCAACAGTCATTACATAAGTATGATCTAGATTAGGTTTTTCGTATTGCTTAATATTGCGTTCAAATTTAAATGGTGCTTTTGCTTTTAGTGCTAATAAAGTATCTGATGAAATAAGGGTCGATGAACTACCGACAAATTGATTGTCAAACTCTTGAGCAAACTGTGCTTCTGATGTATTCGATATAGTTTGTTTTTTCCATTCTTCATCTCGACCAGGCACATCCCACCAATCAACTCTAAATGATTTGAATTGATTTGCTTTTTGCACCGCGCCTTCCCATATCTTATAGAACATATTACCGATGCCATTAGGCGTAGATGTTATAATCACCTTTGTTTCTTTACCTGATGAAATTACTGGGTATGTAGAAGTATAAAAAGTTGCAGCATTCTCTACAAAGGCAAACTCGTCCAAGAACAAAAGGTTAACGGATTGACCACGAATAGACGATGCTGAAGTAGCAGCTGCAATGATCTTGGAATTGTTTGAAAACTCAATTGATCCTTTGTTAAGTACTCTTGTGCCAGGCTGCAAAAAGAATGGAAGATTTTCTAAAGCTAGTGTAATACGAGCAAGCATCTCACGCGCAGTAGCACCTTTGTTTGCAAGAATAGCTACAGTTTTTTCTGGGTGAAATATACTATACCATAGAAGATATATCACAGACGATATAGATTTACCTGATTGCCTACACGCTAAAACAATGCTAAAACGATTATTATTAAAGTGACTAAACATTTCTTCTTGATACGGGTATAAATCAAATGGCACTAAACCTTTATCAAGATTAATAATTTTTGCATAGGTTTTTGCAAAATACACCGGATCTAACATACACTTTTGGTCTTCACCAATTTCTTCTTGAGTGAAGTTATGTGT